CGATTTTTGGTAGTGGTTGGTGTAGGTTGTGGACGCTAATTTTCGGAGGCTGTTGATGGAGTGGTTATGTGGTGAATGAACAGGTTGCGCAGGGTTCTGGCGTTGAGGTTGTTCAAAAGTGTAAAAAAAGGCGTAGTCAGAGTGATAAAGTTGGCATTAACAGGTATACTCAGCAGTTAGTGAAGCGATGCTTGGTCGGCATTAAAGATGTTAAGACTGAGTTGCGTTGGGTTCGGCACATGCTTGAGCGCGTCGGCGAGGCTAAATATCATGTGTCGGAAGTGGAGCATTTTTCGGTGCAGGATCAGGTTGATCGGGAGATTGTTCAAAGGCTTTTGGAGGTTGGTGTGAATGGTGCTTTGCCGAAGGATGTGGCTGCTGAGGTTAACAGGCGTGGCGGTTATGGTTTGCGTTATTATGAGGTTAGTCGCCGGCTGGTTCGGCTGAATAAGCGGTTGCATTTCGAAACTGGAAAATGCCTTTTTGAGAAGCGTGGTCACAGGTGGGCTTTGTCGCGGTTTGGTTTTGATGTGTATGGCGCCGCGTCTGAGGAAGTGGAGGATGTACGTGGTGAACAGGAGTGAGTGACTGCGTCTTTTGCGATCCAGATTGCCCGTTGCTTGTTGCTGTTTACGATTTTTATGGGCGCTTGATCGGTTACAAATGTTCTCTCTGCGTTTCAGGTACGGACACGAATATTTCTTGCCATAGATCAAGTGGATAAAAGGATTGGAAACGGGTTGTTTCGGGGTTTGGGGCTTGTTTTGGAATCGCAAGGCTTTTAAGGTGATTGTTGTGTTAGTTTTACTACGTACATAGGCAGTCCCTGGGAAAAGCGGTGAGCTTCACAACTCTGCCAGGGGCTGCTTGGGGTTTGCTGTTTTTCTCAGGTGCTGACTAACCTTGAAGGGTTTGGCAGTTTAAGCATGGCACAGTGTAAGGATCGTAAGCGTGGGCGTGAGCATTTTTCAGCAGTATTGCCCTTCAGCGTGGCTGAGAAGATTGTTGATAAGCCTTTGCGGATTCGCGGCGTGGCTATGACTGTGGGGATGAGTCGGAACCATAACGTTTACACGGCTGAGGAGTTGGCGGCTTTTGCGTCTAAGCTTGTGGGTGCTCCGATTTACTTGGAGCATGTGTATGCTGGTGCTGCTGTTGGCAAGGTTACTAAGTCAGAGTTTGTTGCGCCGAATTTGCTGTATGAGGCTGAGGTTTATGATGATCAGGTGGCGGAGCAGATTCGGAAGGGTTTGATTCAGCATGTTAGCGTGGGTGCGGATTATGACTTGTTGGATGTGGTTGATGCGAGGGTTCCGCGTGGCCTGCATGATGCTGAGTTGAGTTTTGTGGCTGTTCCTGGTATTCCTGAGGCAAACGTTCAGGTTTTGGAGCATTTGCTTGCTCGTGGCAGGCAAGGCGATAAACTGAAGGTGAAGGCCAAGGAGTTGCTTGAGCCTTTGCAATGCGTTTTTTGTGGGCGGCCTGGCGAGTACATTGTGAGCGTGTGCACGTCTTGCGGTGACAATGCGGCTTTGGCTGCTTTTGAGTCTCTTCGGCGGTTGCCTTTGGCTGAGGCTGCTGGGGATTTGCCGAGCAGTTTTACGGCGTTTAAGGTTCGTTTTGTTGCGGGTCCTGGCGCCTGTGATGACTGTTTGGCTTTGGCTGAGAAGACGTTTATTTATGGTACTGAGCCGCAGCCGCATCCGAATTGTAAGTGTCCTGGCTATGAGGTGGTTGAGCGGTTGCAGGTTCATGTTAATTTTAAAGGAGTTGAAAGTTTGGAAGAGAAAGACTTGGAAACCTTGGCGGATAAAACCGCTGCTAAAATCAACGAGAAACTTTCCGTGGAAAATGAATTGTTGAAGAGAAAGCTTTCTGAGGCTGAGGAGGATAGTGCTGAGAAGCAAGCGCAGATTGAGCGTAGCCAACAATACGGCATCGGCATTAAGGACGGCGGCAACGTGACTAAGCCCGAGGAATTCGCTAGTATTCCCGATGGGGATTTTGCTGACCCCGTGAACTACAAGTACCCGGTTGACGCGGAGCATGTGCAGGCTGCTTTAACCTATTTCAACGTGCCTGAGAACCGTGCGGATTACTCTGGTGAGGAGCAGACGAAAATCTTGGGGCGGATCGTGTCTGCCGCGGTTGCTGCTGGCATCGAAGTGTCTTACCAGGCTGACGATGCCGCGTACCAAGCGCTGCCCGAAGATGTTAAAGCTAAGCTGCAGGGCTACGAGAAGGAGCCTTCGGCTGAGGAGCGGTTAGCGGCTAAAGACGCGGAGTTGACAGTTGCGAAGGATGCGCTTGAGCGTGTGAAAAAGTTGGTGCCTGGCGTTGACTTGCTTGTGGATCCTCCGGTGCTGATGCCTGTCTCTGAGGCTTTGGAGCGGCTTGCGCGTTTAGAGCTCCCAAAAATGCAGGAGCGGCTTTCGCTGGGTAATCAGGTGCAGGCTCAGAAGGTTCGCAAAGAAATCTTTGAGGTTAAGCAAAAGTATGGTGTTGCCTAATGGCGAAGGAAAAGAGATTCTACGAGCTAAGCAAGTCGCAAGTACTTGACAATATGCAGCTGGCGGCTTGGCTGCGTTCCATCGAGGACCGCTTAAACAGTAAGGTGGTAACTGCATGAGTGCGGTCCTTTTTTTGCTCACAAATGTGGGGGAGAGTACCAAAAGACGAATTTTGGGAAATCTTGAAAACACTTGGAGATTGATTTAGGATGGCTGATAAAACTGGCAAGACATGGATGGCTGTAGGCGAGACAGACGACCCCAACGCTGTCATAGAGTCTTTTGAGGCTGAGGCTGCAGTTACCAAAGGCTCTCCTGTGTATTTGAGTGCTGATGACAAGGTTTCGCCTAGTCCGGGTGGAGACGACGCCATAGGCGTGGCTGTCAAAACCGTTGCTTTAGGCGATATGTGCCCAGTGCTTAAGCGCGGAAGAGTCAAAGTTACTGCTAACGGACCAATAACACGGGGTAAAGCAGTGTGCAGCGCAGCAGACGGCAAAGTTACGCAGCTAGTGGATCAGGCAGTTAACGAGGGCGGCTCAGCGACCTATACCATATACTACAATAGCAAACTCGGAACCGCTCTTGAATCTGCAACAACTGATGGAGACCTAATCTTCATCGATGTGGAGAAGTGATAGCGTTGAAACCCCGATTATTTGAATCAGTAATGCAGAAACAAGGCGAGCAAAGAGCACTATACGAGCAACTGAAGACAAAGACTGAGTCACCGTTTTTTAAACGCTATATCGCTATGGGCATCAAAGAGGGCCTGTTTAGTGACTCTGCGGGCGCATTGGGTAAGATGCATGATACGTTGGTTGAGGCGGCGTATCCTGAACTCATCGGCAGAAACATAATTAATGTTATGCCGACAAGTGAGGCTTTGGAACGTTTTCCGCTTGATGCTGACGCTGTAGCTTACCGCTATGCTGAAGGTGCCATGACTCGGTTAAGCGGCAAAAAGAATACAACCGTCGACATAAACACTGACAAACTGGTCAGTTCCTCTGAGGAATGGACACGTGAATTCGTTGAGGACGCCACCTGGAACGTCATGGATAACATGGTGCAAAAGGTCGGCAGAGCACTTGGCATCAAAGAAACTGAAGACATCATTAGCATGTACGGGGCGATTGCGGCTGGCGATTTAGCAAGTGGTGCAGCCTTAGCAGGCGGCGGCGCCGTCTTTAGCTGGGCTAAACTGCTTGAACTCTACAACGCAGTCAAAGGTGAAAACTGGAAGCCCACAGTACTAGCGCTCAACGAAACACAGCTAAACCAACTGCTCAATGACGACAAGTTCATTCACGCTCAATATTTGCCTAGCAGTGAGACGGAAATCGGGCAAGGCGTCATCGGTAGCGTACTTGGCATGAAGGTGCAAGCAAGCACTTTGGTTCCTAACGGCACAGCCTACGCCATAGACACCCGAGTAGCGTCAGCTATGCTTCTGCGCAGGGATATAACGGTTGAGGACTGGGAAGACGTTAAAACAGGCAAGTACGGCGTTCGTGCAACTACGCGGTTTGGCTTAGGCATCCTGCGTTCAGCTGCAATTGCCAAAATGACCAACATCAAAACCACGTTGACCTAACCGTCGTCAACGTATCAACCACTTTTCCTCTTTTTTTGCGGCTATCAAATTCACGTGGTCTAACCCATGAGCAAAGTCTTCAAGAAAATCCGTGAGGTACTCTCCTATGCGCCAGCCTCAGGCGTGGCATCTCCTAAGCAGAGGGTGTTCTTTGACACTTCCTGCATACCTTTAACGGATGTTATGAAGCTTTACGACCGAGACCCAACATGCAAAAGCAGCGTAGACCTACTGGCAGCATCCACGGTTGGCATGGGCTTCTACACCACAGCCGATGAAAAATACGACAAAGCCTCCGAAGCGAAAGCAGCAGTGGACCGGTTCTGTGAAGACGTGAACTTGGATGGCTTGCTAAATGACATGGCTAAGCCTTTGATTGCCTGCGGGAACGATTTCTGGCTCAAGCTCACACCGCAACGGCTAGCTGATGTTTTGCGTATGCCGATTGATGCGGTGCAGCGGATTGGGCTTAGCAGTGTTCCCGACCTAAAACTTCCCTATCAGGTTACGGGTTATCAGCTTAAAAGCATCTACGCGGGTAGTGCTGGAAGTGAGCTCAAGCCTGAAGCTGTGATTC